AGAACAACATGGCAAGACTCTGCTGTATTTGGTAAACCACATGCTACAGACTACGACGCTGACTCTAACAACTCTTATGATGTTGTTGGTAATACAGATGGCTGCACAATCTATTACGAGCATGAAACTGGCACAGACCAAGTGACAACTACAACCACAACAGCGATAACTTCTAATATTGAGTCTGGAGACTTTGATATTAGTCAAGGTGGTGACGGTGAGTTCTTTGCAAAGATAAGAAGATTTATACCAGACTTTGTATCTCAAACTGGTAACACACAGATTACATTACAATTAAGAAACTACTCTAATGATTCACAATCAAGTTCAGCACTTGGTCCGTTTACTGTAACGTCATCAACAACTAAAGTAGACACAAGAGCTAGAGCTAGAGCTGTGTCCTTGAAGATAGCAAATACGGCTGCATCTCAAAACTGGAAACTTGGTGGATTTAGATTAGACATACAACCAGATGGAAGAAGATAATGGCAAAGATAGTACAGATATTAACAAGACCTAGTAAAGAGTATAGACAAGATGTTGCTGACGCACAGGTTAGAGATCTTGATGCTGTCATACAAAAATTAAATACAACGTTTCAAGAAGAATTAAAACAAGAGGTAGAGGCACAAAGCTTCTTTTTAGATTAATGGCAAACAGTTTCGTAAATGCAAAGGTAGATCTAACATCAACAGATAATACTACGTTGTACACAACTCCAACTGCTAACGTTTCTTTAATTAAGTCGTTATTGGTATCTAATGATTCAGGATCTAGCTGTAACATAGATGTTACTTTAACAGATTCTTCTGGTAACGTGTTTAGTTTATTCAAGACTAAAGCTGTAGCATCTAATACAACAACCGAACTTTTAACTCACCCTCTTGTAGTAGAGGAAAGTGAGATATTAAAGGTACAAGCTAGTGACGCGAACGAGCTGCACGTTATAGCTTCTATATTACAAATACAGCCGAGAGAGGTAACAACGTAATGTTAATAAAACCAAAAGATATAATAGAGAAAATAAGCAATAAAAAGACAGGTGAAGTCTATAAAGATGAAGATGACTGGAAGGCAAAAGGCGTGCCAGAAGAGGACATTAGAAGAGACGTAACAGTCATGATGCCTAGTCTTGATTTATTTGGAAAAACCAAGTAGATTGGAGTTTACAGGATTTAAAACCTGCCTATAACAATTTAGCTAAATTATGACAATATCAAGAGGACAGATGGAGAGACAATTACGTGAAGGTGGCGGTATCATGAGCCTTTCAAAAGAAGGTATTGGTGGCGGTGACTACAGAGGTATTGATATGGGTAGCCGAACAGGTTTTGGTATACTTAAAAAAATATCTAGAGGTGTTAAGAAAGTTGCCAAAGGTGTAAAAAGTATTGTGTCTTCTGATGCAGGTAAAGCTGCTTTATTAGCTGCAGCAACATTTAAGTTAGGTGGTGGTTCATTTGGAAATTTGTTAAAACCAGGAGTTAAATCAGGATTTCAATTTGGTAATCTACCTTTTGTTGGTCCATTATTATCTCAAGGATCAGCTACAAACATAGCTATGGACTATAGTAATCCAATATCCGCGTTCATGACAGAGGCAGGTAAAAAAATTGCTGGTGGTGGTATTACTGGTGCTTTAGGAAAAGGAGCTGCACTAGCAGGAGTGTCGGCTTTTCTAACATCTAAATATGGTATGACAGAAGAACAAGCTGAAGAAGAATTAACTAGAGATCCAGCAAAATATTTAAGACTATATTATACGAATTTAAATCCAAATGCAGGATCTGAAGAGATAGAAGAGTTTGTAAGACAAAACTCGGCTGATGGTGGTAGAATAGGTTTTGCTGAAGGTCCAGTATTACCGCCAGACCCAACACAACCTGTAAATCCTTTTGGACCAAAACCAGGAGACTTTGGTATTGAAGAAGACATTCCAATAAAAATGGCATCTAATATAGAGAACGATAAAATATTAGAAGCTCTTTTTGAAAAGTATTTAGATATGGGTTTATCTCCTAAAGAAGCAGCAGAAAAAGCAATGGAAGAATTTGAGAGAATGAGTATGAGAAAAACAAAAGAAGGAAGAGGTCTAGCAGCTTTAGGTGGTAAGATGGATACCGCTAGTGATAACGCCATGCAAGCGGCGGGCATCGAGGGGCTACCTATCAGAAAAAATCAAGCTGGTGTGAAAGAGTTAGACCTTAGAAAAACCGGTGGATTTATACAACCTGTTGGTATAAAAGAAAAAGCAGATGACATTCCGGCAATGTTATCAAACAATGAATTTGTATTTACAGCAGATGCTGTAAGAGGTGCAGGAGACGGAAACGTCGAATTAGGAGCACAAAGGATGTATGATACTATGAAAAGATTAGAAGCAGGAGGAAGAGCATAATGGCAGAAGTAGTAAGAACAGCCCCAGCAGAATTTATCGAAGCGGGTGCAAAAACATATTTAGATGATCTTACAAAAGCGATTGGTCAATTTAAGACTACAGATCTTTCTACAATACAAGGTCCACAGTTTATCGCTGGACCTGGTGCGTTAACAACACAAGCAGAAGGACTTGCCTCTGGTCTAGGTGGTTTTCAACCTTTCTTAACACAAGCACAACAATTAAGAGGCCCTACAGCTTTTCAAGCTTACATGTCTCCATTCCAACAAGATGTTATTGACACAACATTAGCAGAGTTTGATAGACAAGCTGCAAAAGGTTTACCGGCATTATCTGCTCAAGCAATTCAAGCTGGAGCTTTTGGTGGTGGAAGAGAAGGTGTACAAAGAGCAGAGTTTCAAGCGCAATCAGATAGAAACAGAGCAGCATTACAAGCTCAATTATTACAAACTGGTTTTGGTCAAGCACAGCAATTAGCTCAACAAGATTTCTTAAGAAATATTAATTTAGCGCAACAAACACCTGCATTGTTAGGTCAACAGATCTCTGCACTAACAGGTTTAGGTGCGCAACAAGCGGCAAGACAACAACAACAATTAACAGCGCAACAACAATTATTATCAAGACAAGCTTTACAACCACTAGAAGCAGCACAACAATTTGGCTCTGGTGTTACAAGTTTAATTGCTGGATATCCAGGAAGAGATGTAATTCAACCACCTGCACCAACACCTTCACCATTGGCTACAGGACTTGGAACAGCATCGACACTAGCTGGTATTTACAGATTAATTAGTCCACCAACACAGAAACTACAATTGATATCATAATGAGCAGAGTATTAAAAAGACCAATGTTTAGAAAAGGCGGAGAAGTTATGGAAGGTGTTATGACTGGTATTAAGCCTAGAGAAATGTTTCAAGATAAAGGTATGTCAAATGAAATGGCAGACCAATTAAAAAATATTCAAAGCAGAGTTAATTTAATTGATGCTGTTGCTGGAACAGGGTCTAGTCCGTTAGCAAATCCGTTAACACAATTTTTATTACAAACAGGTGCTAATCTTATAGGTGGCACTGCAGCTGGTGGCACAAAACTACAAGAGATTGTAGGTGCAGCCAAAGGGCCATTAGATAAAGCTATTAAAGCTCAACAATTAAAAGATGCAAGTAGAAGAAAAATAGCTGCATCTTTAATAGGAAAAATGGGCACGGGTGGTTTACAAAAATATATTTTACAAGCACGAGATGCATTTAAATTTGATCCTAAATTAAAAGAACAATATGGTGGTAACGTGCAAAAATATGCCTTAGAATTATTTAACCAAGATAGATTTAGACAAGGTAAATCATCAGCAACTATTTTAAGAGAAACTTTAAATAATGAAGCTGAAGGCATAATGAAAAGAGAGAGAAATAGAATAACTAAACAATCTTATTTTATACCATCAGCAGCTAGAGATATAGCTGGAGCAAAAGACGCTTTAGTAAAAAACAAAACATTTCAAGAAGGTAAATTTACTATAGATAATAATTTATATTACCTACCACCGGAGACTAATTATAAACCGGGTGAGAAAAAAGGAACATTAGTTCCAGAAGACGCAGATAGATTAAACACTAATAATCTCTACTATAATTATAAGGATAAAACATGGTATCTTTATGACGGTGTAACACTGACGCCTAAGTTTAAAACAAAGAGGTAATTTCATATGATTGATGAAAGAGAATTTATCCTCATTGAAGAAGATGAATCACTAGAAGAAGATAAAGTAGAAGATATTCCAAAAGACGCTGAGTTTAATTTAGAAACAGTAGAAGAAGAAACAGAACAAACAGAAGAGCCTAAAGGTTTAGATGTATTAAAAGAAAAAGGCCTTATTTCAAAAGACAGTGTTACTGGAACTTTAATAGAAGAACAAATTAGAGGCATCAGTAAAATTGTAGACAAAGTGCAAGGTAAAGAGGTAGAAGAAGATGTATCTCTTGTAGAGTCCTTAGTTGGAGCTGGTATCAGTGCTGGTATAAAAATACCAAAAGGACTTGTAACGTTTGGAACTTTACTTACTGATATATTCAGAGATCAAGATATACCCGTAGACGAAACATTAACAGCTAAGTTTAATGAAGCTTTTGAGCAAACAACATTAGGTAAAATAGAAACAGCATCGTCAGAAGTCGCAGCAGAGACAGCAGCTGGTAAAATTACAGAAGCGATTGGTCAATTATATGGTGCAGGTAAAATAGCACAAAAAACAGCTATACCTGTTATAGAAAAAACATCTCAAAAAGTTAGACAATTAGTAAGCGCTATTAAACAGGGTAGATATGTTAAAACTACAAACAATATAAATGCAGCAAGAGCTGTTAAAAAAGCAAAGGATTTAAATAGAATAACAGGCAAAGATAAATTTATAGCCATTGCTGTGGGTGGAGGAGTTGGAGGTGGTTTTATCGTATCAGACGTAGAAGATATAGGTACGTTTGGTGATTGGGATTATTTAGATTTTTTACCTACAGGATTAGATAGAGAACAAAAAGAGTTAGGCGCTGATGATGCACAAAGACAATTATTAAATAGATTAAAATTTGGTGCAGAGTTAGGTTTTCCCATCATACCTTTTGTTGTAGGCACAGGTAAAGTTGGTAAACTTCTTGTGCAAAAAGGTAAAGAACTTACATATAGTGATAGTATGTTAGAGAGATGGATAGACAGATTTGTTGGTAAACCATTTAGATCTAGAAGTAATAA